TTAACCCGTTTTGACCTCAACTATTGCCCATTCTTTACCTCGGTCATCATTATATTTATCGGTCATTTTTCTTGTTCTGTGGCCAAGCAGTCGTTGTGTATCGATACCCTGGTCCCGGTATACCCTTTCCGATAAAGATCGTTGTTCGTGGAAGGTTGGGGCAGTACCTTCTTCCCAGGTTAATCCGCATTTTTCCCTGGCCTTTTTAAACGTCGTTGTTAGCGAACTAGCGGATACGCGATCCCCGCGAGTTGCCATTGAAGTAGAGTGACGAAAATGCACCAGGTATTTACTGACAACAGCATCACGGCAAACAGCAATGACTTCTCGTAATGTCATATTTATCTTTTCACATTTGATGCTTAAAGGGATCGCTACACGGCTGCCAGTTTTTTCCTGTGTTACATGCAGCATGTCGTCCCAGATATCGCTAAATTTCATATTCGTGATATCGCCAATACGTTGACCAGTTACTAAAGCAAGTAGCATTCCACTAATTAAATAAGGAGGGTGGTTTTCTGCTTGTTTAAATATCGCCTGCCATTCTTCAAAGGAAAGGCGCTGGCGTGTGACTCTATTTCTAGGTTGTCTGGTTGCCTGTGCCGGGTTATATCCTGGTGGCACATGCCCTGCGTGCTGAGCCTCTTTGAAAACATCCACCATCACGATCCGTACAATCTGGGCCATTCTGTTGTGACCTTCAGATTTCACATTATCCGTAATTTCAGCGATATCCAGTGCGGTAATGTTTTTCAGGTATTGCATACCTGAATGCTCCCGGAAAAGCCTTACCGGTTTTATTTTTTGCTTATATGAATTTGGTCGAAGTTCATTAAGACTCACTCTCTCTTCCTGAATTTTTAGATATTTATCCAGCCATTCAGTGACAGTGATGCTTGTTCTATCCCCTTTAATTTTAGCAATACGCTCATTTATGCTCAGGATCTGCCGTGTTCTTTGTTCGGCAATGATGGTATTAGCTTCATTCGCAATTTGCTTTGCCTCTTCTTCATCAGTTCCCAGGCTATGAAACTTTCCTGATGTTGGATGTTTATACTGCCAGTAAATCCGACCAGTACGTTTGTCGAGTTTGCAGTACAAATTAGGGATAGTAACTTTATGAGTTCTCGGTCTAGCAGCCATCGGCAATAATCCGTAAAAGTCTTGGGTTGGCGTTAGCAGGAACCTGATGCGGGGCCGCTACACCCACAAACCTGGCTTCACGATCTACCATCCAGCAGTGACCAACTTTTATTGCTGGTGGAGCAATCATTTTTCCCTTGGCGAACTTTTTCAAAATTCGCTCACTGGGCGCCTGCTCGCCAAATTCTTCTTTAGCCCATTCGAGTAAAGGGATCATTCGTGCCATAAGTCCTCCACAACACCCGGCTGCACCCGGGCTGAAATGATTAAATATCGGTACTAATGAGTAAAATCTTATTAACTTTGGTCATATGTGGTCTTTATTCTGTAATATTTACTGTGAATGGCTCATGTATAAACCGTTATGGGTGTAATGGATTACATGTGAGCTTATTTTCGTGTTAATTGGTGGTTATGGTTCATTTATGATACTTGGCGCAGCTGCAATCATGGCGCGGTAAGCATTCTGCATGTTCAAGTCGTTATCCTCGCCGTTTGGCGCAGAGTCCCACGCATCCCGCATCACATCGGTTAATTCCGTTGGCACCAACTGCCACCCATCCGGCACCGTCACAGCTTGGAGTGGTGGTGCTGCAAACAATGGGCCCGGGGCAACATCGAATCGACGCCAGCGGATATCACAATTTCTTTCTTCGCCTGGCTTGTTCCATGCAACAACATCAGCCACTGGTTCCTTGCTCGCCTTCCTGAACTTCTGAAGCTCTGCCAGCGCGCGAACCTGCCGCCCGTAAATTCCGCACAGCTCCAGTTCTGTTATCAACTCTTCAAGTTGCTCATCACTCAGCGTCTGCTCTAATCCCATGCGATTGGTAGTCATAGCTTCACCTTAATTGCGGCATCAACTTCTGTTTTTGAGCCGTCGATAGAGAATTTATTGAATTGATATTGCATACGCTGGATGGTGCCATTATTGCGAATGCGACCTTTGAATACTACGCAGTGGATTACTGATTTCGCTGGGCTACCAATAGGCGTAACAACCGAGCCATGAACTGAGACATCACAACCAAAAGTAACGTTAACCCTGGTCTTTCTGTGCGTTAAAACAAAGCCCAAGCGTTTTGGCACCATCTGGCCTTTCTTGAAAAATTCCATATCAACTACTCCCTTTAACTTGGCCGGCAGCGGAGCGGAAAGCATCAAGCGCAGCCACCATTAACGCTTGATAGTTTTCGTGTCCAAGTTGTCCGATATCAATATCTCGATCACGCTCACTAATAATTCGTTCAAGATTCTCAAGAAAGCCCAACTCTCCGATAACAACACTCTTGGCTGCCAGTTCATTGGATAGCTGCATCATGCCGTTGGGTGCTGGTGTGTATGCAACACCTGGATGTGCCATTCTCGAGTCTATAGCAGCATCAAATTCATTGGCATCCAGTTCTACCAACCCGTCCCATCCAATTAATCCCGGCTCGCTCTCATCCCCAAAAGCATCCTTATCCCGTATAAATTGATACCGCATAGCGTTACGCTGCGCCTGCTCCAGCGCCGCTATCAGTGCAAGGACGTTTTTAGGGTCGCATCCAGAAACAAACTCAGCGTTACACTTCTCAGCGAAATGCCCCAGCACATCCTCCTTAGTGAAAGAAAATGGCCCGTGAGTAATTCCATTGAACATTGTCGATGTTCTGCGCCATGGTCCCGGCGTCGCTTTCATAGCTACCGACTTCATATCGGCAATTAGCGCTTCCATTCCCTTATCCATTGCCGGCCTCCTTCACAAATAGAATCCAGTGAGTTTTGTCCGCTTTACCAGTGCGCTGCCCGATGATCGGTTTCTCTGGCGTAAGCGCCAGAATCTGGCTAACCGGTATCTGCGTTTCGTTCCATTTGAAGATGAGTACGCCGTGTGGCCACAATACTCTGAACGCCTCAGAGAACCCGGCTCGTAAATCATCGCGCCATGTTTCTTTGTTCAATTTGCCGTACTTCTTGCCCATCCAGGCGTTATCGCCAACGCGCTCAAGGTGTGGCGGGTCGAACACAACGACCGGGAAAGAATCATTGGCGAACGGCAGCGCGCGGAAGTCGGCAATCAGGTCAGGACGAATGACCAGGCGGCGACCATCGCATAACGTGTGCTCCTCGCTGCGGATGTCGGTGAACACAGCTCGCTCATCCTCCTTATCGAGCCAAAACATGCGTGATCCGCAGCACATGTCGAGGATTGAAGGCGTGGCCAACGCTTCGATTTTATTGCTCATAGCGTGGTCTCCATTCTTCACAGCTAATATCTCGGCAGCCGTCGAAATCGTATGGGTTCAGTTGCCAGCTTATTTTTCCGCAGCACGGGCAATTCCAACGCACTTTCCCGGATGAACCCTTACGGCGCTTGTAGCGCTTAATGTGATCAGGCGTTTTCAGCCCGGCGCCCTGAATCATGCGACGGCGGTCAAGAAGGTTGATGTTGAAGGTTCGACGCTTAACCGCTTCAGCGAGATGGAACGGAAGCCATACAATTTCAGCGCTATCAGTAGGTGATTCAAAAGTTGATGCCTTGCTGAAATCGGTAGTTGGCAGCGAGCCATTACACAACCAGTAAAGGTCGTTGCCATCCCACTGGCCTTTAACGAAACCGACATATTTCACACAGCTAGGTTCGATAGTGGTTTTACCTGGTACGTACTGATGGTCGACGTGGAGAACGGTGAGAGCGTCAACGTCATCAGCAGAAACCGGCAACTCAATCTCCCGGCCGTTGTCCCATGCCGCCTGTGCTTCTTCACGAGTGTACGTATGGGCAAGGCTAATATTGGTGCTATAGCCGTTACCATTCACACAATGAAACGACATATTGGTGCCGACAGTTTCGCGGGTGCATGCCAGATAAAAGCGGTTTTTCATTTGCCAGCTTCCTTACGCAGCTGTGCGGCGTGATAAACCGAGTTGTTTGCATATGACTCAATCCAGTCAACCAATGAACCCATGTCAGTCACGGCCGGGTTGTCGAGAATACTCTCGTATATCTCCTTAGCTTCGCTGGCTCGAATGTTTGCAATGGCTGCGTCGGTGGCTGGCATATTGCCAACGGCATCAAACCCGGCCAGAATCTTTGCCACGCCATCCATGCCAATCTCATCACCAATAATTTCCGTCAGTTGCTCGGTGGCATCAGAAAATACGGTGATTGCCGAACGTGCGTTTGCATTCTCAACAGCTAGGTTAACCACCTGCTGGTTAAGTGCTGAAACCTGCTCGGAAATACTCAGCGTTTCGCTGGCTCCCATAACTTTCGTTATCTGGCTGATAGTGAGTTGGGCGCTGGATAGTTCCAACCGCGCTTCACCACGTTCTTTAAGTGCCTGGGTAACAGCAGCTGTATTAGCACCAAGACGGGTAGTGAGTTCTTTCACCAGTTCTGAATAGATGCCGATCTCTTTGATGCTGGCTGAATACTGGGTCGCTGTTTGAATCAGTTCGCTGGTGGACATATCGACTAAGCGTTGCATTAAGTTCTCCACTAAATAAGCTCGCCACTGCACTGGCGGTGAATTTTGGGTGTAGAAAGCCCAACCCATTGAGCATGGGCTTTCGCAATTAATTGTTTATCGCTGTGCTTCGCCGCCGAGGGCAGCAGTCAGGCTCGTAATAAGGTGCGAGAGTTCGCCAGTAAACAGAATAAAGTCGGCATCGAATCGCTGAGCAATATCTTCACGGTCAATATCGTCGTTCTGGTCGAGCAAAGAATCAGAGAACTTCACTTTCTTGATCGCCATGCAATCATCAAGGGTGAAGGAAACTCGTTCCTGCCAGTCTAAGGCCAGGCGGGTTACCACTTTCCCCGCCTCGATATGCATGGATACTTCATCGCTGACTAAATCCTGATGGGTTACGCGCGCCACGCCGCCGCCTTCCAGAATCGCTTTCAACTCCGCTTCATCACGCATAGCGAAACCAGCTGGCATATCTCCGCTACGTACCCACTCGGTCATGGTTAGTTCGATCGGTGCATCCATGGTGAGCGGAACCACTGGCAGTGAACCAATAGTTTTGCGGAGCAGGGCAAGGGCATCTTCGGCGCGTTTTGAACTACCGGTATCAACAATGACCAGGCCCTTGCTGCTGTCGATCCAGATTTTTGTTGATGAATTACGGCTAAAGGCGCGGGGTAACAGCGAGTGAAGAACTTCATCACGCAGTAAGTCTTTCTCTGTTTTCTTGAGGCGGCGGCCCTGATCAGATTCAAGTTTAGAAATCTTCTCTGCCAGCTCATCTTTGATAACGGCACTTGGGATTACTTTCTCTTCGCGTCGGATCACCAGGAAGATCTGCGCACCGGCAAGGTGGTAAAGCTGATCAGACAGTTTGCCTAATGGTGATACCCAGCCAGTTCTTGCCATGTCCTGGCTGCCACATGGCGAGAAAATGAAAGCTTGTAGCTGGTTTGCGAACGTCGCTTCATCGGACATGATCGCCACGTCGCGGGATAAGCGGTAGATAAAAAGGTTTTTCAGTGTTGGTCTAATCACGTTAATTCTCCACAGGCGGTTTCTGCACAACCGCTATTAGTAACTTCACATCACAGGTGAGAGCACTGAATGAGTGTGAGACCTCTACGCATGGATTGGGTTATGGGCCCGTCATGCGCCAGTGCTCTCGCCTGTAGTGTGAAATGGCCGTTGTGGTGGCCGGTGCTCCTCGCTGTTCACGTGCGCTGGTTTTGCCACCGCTCAAGGCGGGTTTGTTATCCAGCGACTTCAGCCGACGCCGAGACTACTCGCTAATCTCAACCATGCTTTCACATTCACCACAACGAAGAGAGCATTGCCCGACCGGATGGCATTACGGGTTAGCCGGTTCTCGCCTATTGTTCAATGCTCTCATCGTTGTGTCCCAGTCTCTCCTGGGTGCCCTGGAAAAAAACTGGCGGTTACCGCGACATCAACGGGAAACAAACGGGCCGCCAGAACAGGGATGTAAGGCATTTCTTTATAACAGCATCTAACGATACTGAATGTAGGATATCTTACTTGTGGTTGTCAATGATAAAAGTAGGAGAACTTACATAGAGGGATGTAAAAAAGCCGACAATGTCGGCTTAAATGTTGGTCAAAGGTCAGTAATAACTTGCCGGACTATACCAACAATTCTACAGTTTCCGTTGACTTCGAGGGCGCGATAGCTCGGATTTAGGGGAATGAGATATTTTATCGGCCCATCGATTACGAATTTTTTTAAAGTGGCTTCAGCTGAACCTTCAATTTGGGCAACAACGATTTTCCCACTTGCTTCATATGCACTGCCATAGTCCGGATCTACAACGACCAAGGAACCCTCTGGAATGCTGGGAGCACCGTTAGGATTGGTCATTGAGTCACCCCTGACTTTCAACGCAAAACCGCCATCGGAAAGGTTTGCGGAAGTGAATATCCACTCACTGGCGTCTTCTGCTCTTACTGGCGCGCCGGACTCAGTCCATTCACCAGCCTGGACCCATGACAAAACTGGTATCTTTTTGATACCAAATTTATCAGTAGGTTTAGTTTGAGGAACGTCCGTATCGGGATCACCTGCACCATCAATTAACCACTGTGGATTACATTTCAAGGCAGCCGAAAGAGCCTGGAGGTTAGTTCCACCTGGCTCATAGTCACCAGATTCCCATCCAGTAACCGTAACTCGGTTCACACCAACCAACTTGGCTAATACTGCCTGAGTCAATTTCAACTCTTTGCGTCTGGTGCGTATACGTTCATTCATTTTCATGTAGGCAATCCTACCATTTTATGATGTAGGATTCCTTGACCTTGTGATGTAAGATATCCTACTATCATCGTGTTCCTGTTTATTACATGTGAGATAAAAATGAAGAAAGATGAAGTCATTTCCTACTTCGGTGGTGTTGGTCAAGTAGCTAAAGCGTTGGGCATTTCTCATGCCTCTGTTTCTGGCTGGGGCGCTGTAATTCCTAAGGGCCGTGCATTTGAAATTCAGTCCATCACAAACAAAGCACTGAAGGTTGACCCGGCGCTGTATGTAAAGACTAACGAATCAGCCGCCTAATCATAACTACCAAAGGAAAATCAAGATGGTAGAGAGCATCAATTCAGCCATAACCGCGATGTGTAAAGCGTATCCGTCCGGCCGGGTGGGAATGGCAAAAGCGTTGGGAATGTCCATCGATCAGTTTCACAACCACATGTATCAGAAGGTTGGAAGCCGTTTCTTTTCGGTTAGCGAACTGGAACAGATGGAAGATTTATCCGGAACGTCGCTCCTGGCTGACTACTTTGCGAATCGCCGCGGGAAATTGCTGGTGGATATTCCAAAACCAGAGTCCCTCGATAACGTTGACCTGTTTCAGCATGAAATGCAGTTGAACGCAGTAAGAGGGAAGTTGGACCAGGCGAAGTTCGCGGCACTGGCTGACGGGGTAATTGATAGCAAGGAGAAGAAGACTTTATCGCAGATGTTCCACAACAGCATTCGCCATCAGATGCATGGATTCATGGGGTTTATGGCGCTGTATGGGGTTTCTGATGGGGCAGTAGATATGTTTGTTGCGTCGAGAAAAGATGACGCCCGCGAGTGTGCAGCTCCGGGCGCCGTGGCGTGTCGATTCAGTGGAGAACTTTAACGCATGAACAGTTTAACCAGAAACAAGGGAACACCGCAAATCCGCTGCCGTTCAGTGGCAGGTAGTGATTCAGCCCCGTTCCTGTATGAAGCAAATTTACAGGGTGAGTGGGTACCCATCAACTACCAGTTCGTTGCGTGGTTGGTAGAAGACACGAAGATTCGTCATGAGGCTGAGCAATGCAAGAGCTTGACCGAAAGTACCGCGACTGGCGAGGGAACATCGTCAGGGTTACCGGTTACGACAGGGAAAAGCAGCAAGTCATATTCAGACGTGAAGACTATGAGCATGACTGTATGCAGCCAGTTGAGCAATTCCGCGACAAATTCACAAGGGTTGAAGAATGAGCACTAAGTTAAGCAGCTACGTGTGGGACGGCTGCGCGGCGGCGGGTATGAAGTTATCCAGCGTGGCGATAATGGCGCGCCTGGCTGATTTCAGCAGCGATGAGGGTGTGTGCTGGCCTTCCATTGAAACCATCGCTCGTCAACTTGGCGCAGGCCCAAGCACAGTAAGAACTGCGATTGCGAAGCTGGAAACTGACGGATGGTTAACGCGTACGGCTCGCCGCAAGGGCAATCGTAACGCCTCGAACGTCTACCGTCTGAATGTTCAAAAACTACAGGCGGCGGCATTTGCTCACCTGCCAGATTCTGATGCGTCAGAATCTGACACATCAAAATCTGATGCATCAAAATTTGACGGGTCAAAATCCAGAAAGAAAAGCAGTTTTCACCCTCCAGAATCTGGCGGGGATCCGTCAGTAAATTCAAAACAAGATCCATCAGAAGTAAAAGACTCTCGTCAGCCTGCTGCGCAGACCGACCGTGAAGTTGAAATTACTGATCTGGCTAAACAGGTTCTTACCCACCTGAACACCGTGACCGGTTCCCGGTACCAGGTCAGCAAATCATCCCTGGAAAACATCCGTGCCCGGCTCGGAGAAGATTTCACGCTGGAAGATTTAAATCTGGTCGTCGACTACAGCCAGGCCAAGTGGGGCGCTGATATCAAGATGGCGGAATACCTCCGGCCTGTGACGCTGTTCCAGATCTCCAAATTCCCTGGCTACCTCCAGTCTGCAACCAAGTGGCATGCAGCAGGCCGCCCTGAGAATGTTGACGGCAAGTGGGTTAAGCCTGGAGAAGTTCCGGTTGGTGATACCACCGAACGTGATGCGGCATACAAGCGCTACATGAGCGGGACTATCTCCCAGGCCAAACCAAGTGAGCTTGAATTGCGTGTTGGCAAAGCGGCAAGCGCGGCGAACCTGCGGAAGCAGAGTCCATCTTTTGCAATCAGTCGCTGGAACAGCATCTGGAAAGAACAAGCGCAGCGTGGCAACCAGGGGGCAGCAGCATGAAACCCAAAATTCAGGCAATGGTAGTGGAGCTGATTCAGAAGAACCCTGGCGCCACAGTATCGGTTGTTCGTGAGCTTATGAAAGGCATCGCCAAGGGAACTCTGTGTTCGACGCTGTCTCGTATTTATTTACTTAACCTGGTGAAGCGCCAGAAAGTTGACGGTGGTGTGTATGCCTACTGGATTAACGACGGTTCGCTGGTAGCGGAAGAGCCGGAAGAAGAAGTATCTGAGGCGTTGGGCCTGAGCAATTTCAAATACGTCAGCCTGGAAGAACGCGAACGCCGTTATCAACTGGCATGTGAGCTTAAAGAAAAAGGGCTATATCGCCGCGCTGACCGTGTCCTTCTTGAGCTGCTGGACGTAACCCCAACCACAAGTGAACGCGAGCGCATTATTCAAAAGCGCGCCGGAATGAGCCGCCTGGAGCATTGGCTATGAGATATGGATCTGTATGTAGCGGCATCGAAGCGGCAAGCGTTGCCTGGGAAGGATTGGGATGGAAAGCGGCGTGGTTTGCAGAAATTGAACCATTCCCGGCAGCTGTGTTAGCCAGCCACTGGCCGGAAGTTCCAAACCTTGGCGATATGACAAAGATTGCTGATGCGGTGCGGGCTGGAGCATGTGAAGCACCAGATGTACTTGTGGGTGGTACACCATGCCAGGCATTTAGTGTGGCTGGACTGCGCAATGGTCTTAGCGATGCCCGTGGTCAATTAACTCTTTCATATGTGGAATTATCGAATGCAATCGACGAAAAACGTCACGCCAAAGGCGAAGAACCAGCGATCATTGTCTGGGAAAACGTCCCGGGTGTCCTCAGTAGCAAAGACAACGCCTTCGGATGTTTTCTGGCAGGACTTGCCGGAGAAAGCAGTGAGCTGCAGCCAGCAGGGGAAAAATGGACAAACGCTGGTTGTGTGTATGGACCACAAAGGGCTGTCGCCTGGCGAGTCCTTGATGCTCAATTTTTCGGAGTGGCCCAACGCCGCCGCCGTGTGTTCGTTATCGCAAGTGCTCGAAACGGATTCGATCCCGCAAAAGTACTTTTTGAGTCCGAAAGCCTGCGCCGGGATACTCCGCCGCGCCGGGAACCGAAATCGACAACTACCTTTGCTTCTGGAAAACGCGCTGAAAGCGGTAGTCACTGGGACAACCCAGTAAACCCGCACCCAACATTGAATCAGTCAAACAACATCGGTGGTATAGGGTCGAGTAACCAGGAAGTTTTTTCGCAGCGTGGGGCCGGGATTGTTTGTGATGGTCACACTACAGTGACCTATTCTGAGGTTTCCCGAACTTTGCTGGCAAAAGAAAACGACAGCACGGCAGAGGATTTAGACACTTACGCAATTTCATTGGCTGAAACTCAGTATGGCGAAGAAATAGCTGGGACATTAACAGCCCGTCATGATTCCAGCCCATGCGCCGATAGGGGGATGAATGTCCTTGCTTACGGAGGCGGTAATATCAGTGGTTCAGTGGATGTAGCAGCTTGCCTAACAGCGAAAGGAAATCGCCAGGATTTCGAAGTAGAAACATTTGCACTGGCTTTCCCGGAGAGAATGAGTAGTACGCAGGCTGCCACCACTGAAAACCTCGCTCCCGCATTAATGTCCCGAAATCCGACAGCAATCGCCTTCAGTAGTAAAAATCACGGAGCTGATGCCACTGCTGATTTGTCACCAACATTACGGGCTGGCAATAGCGATAAAAGTCATGCAAGTGGTGGGCAGCCACCGGCAATTGCGTACGAGCCGTACACTCTGGCAATTCGTGGGCGAGTAGATGGCTCATCGGTTGAAATCCGTAATGATGGTACGGCAAATGCCCTACTGACACCAAATGGCGGCCGCGCAGGAATGGGTGTGGGAGCTATTGGCTGGGGAATGCAGGTTCGTCGGCTTACACCACGCGAGTGTGAGCGGCTTCAGGGATTTCCTGATGATCACACCCTCATTCCGTATGGTCGAAGAGTCACCCCGGAAAAGATGGATCGTGACTTCGCAAAATACCTGATGCGAGGAGGGAAACTGTTATTTGAACAGTGCTGTGACAGAGCTGCAGATGGGCCACGCTACAAAGCGATTGGTAACAGCATGGCTGTCCCTGTCATGCGCTGGATTGGTGAGCGCATTGCTGTAGTGGCAACAAAACCAGAAACGGCTGCTGTGCCACGTGCTTTCCAGCGACCATTCCTTAAATGGGCTGGTGGTAAATTCTCTCTGCTTAACGAACTAGATAAACACATCCCTGCTGGGCTACGCCTCATTGAGCCTTTCGTCGGTGGTGGCTCTGTATTCCTGAACTCAGATAAGCATGCCAACTATTTGCTGGCCGATGTTAATGCTGATCTGGTGAATCTTTATCAGATGCTTGCAGTAGCACCAGCAGCTGTAATCAAGTCAGCAAAATTCATGTTTGACCGAATGAATACTGCTGAAGATTTTGACGCTATCAAGGCTGAATTCAATGCTCAGTCTCTCGATGCAGTTGAGCGTGCAGCTGCATTCCTCTATCTCAATCGCCACTGCTTCAACGGCCTGATGCGCTACAACCTGAAAAATCAGTTCAACGTTGGATTTGGCAAATATCCATCCCCTTACTTCCCTGAAGAAGAGATCACGGCGTTTGCTGGAATGTCGCATAACTGCGTGTTTATGAACGCAGGCTTCCGCAGAACTATCGCACTGGCTGGTGAAGGGGATGTTGTCTACTGCGATCCACCATATGAGCCACTGCCTGGAACCGCTGGTTTTACGTCATACGCTGCTGGTGGATTCGGCTGGGATGAACAGGAAGCCTTGGCTAAGTGCTGTGTTTCAGCCCATCAGCGCGGGGCGAAAATCGTCATATCAAACTCAACTGCACCACGAATTATTGAGCTTTATGAGCAGTATGGTTTTGAGCTTCATCTTGTCACTGGCCGCCGTTCTATCTCAAGCAAGGGTAGTACGCGCGAGTCGGCTAAAGACCTGATCGCAACTCTGTAGGGGGAATTGTGGAAGAAAAGAAAAAACTCACCGAGCGCCAGCAGAAAGTTCTGTCGGGGATTATGGAGTATCAGGAGCTTTGCCATTATCCGCCGACCGTTCAGGAAATTGCGGACATCATGGGATTTAGCTCTCCAAACGCCGCCGCAGTCCACCTGAAAGCGCTGCAAAGCAAAGGTTATATATCTCTATCCCCGGGCAAGGCCCGGGGTATCAAGATAACCGGAACCCAAAGCCCGGCTGCTCAGCGAGATGAAGCGCTGGTGGTGTTGCGTGAACTACTGGCCTGCTCCGTTGGTTCAGCGGAACGGGCAGCAGAGCTGTTAAGCCGATATCCACACCAGGGAGCGCAGGCATGAAATTAACCCTGCCATTTCCACCGAGCGTAAACACTTACTGGCGCGCCCCGAACAAGGGGCCGCTGGCCGGTCGCCATCTCATCAGTGAAAAAGGGCGGCAATTCCGTACCGCTGCCTTTGCTTCGGTCATAGAGCAGCTCCGCAGAAAACCAAAACCACTTGATGGTGAGCTATCAGTATCCGTCATCCTCTACCCACCAGACCGCCGCAACCGGGATCTGGACAACTACGGGAAAGCACTGTTTGACGCCCTCACGCATTCTGGTGTCTGGCATGACGACAGCCAGATGAAGCAAATGCTGGTGGAGTGGGGGCCAATTGTGCCTAAGGGAAGTGCGGAAATAATTATCGAAGAATTCATGCGGAATAATGAGATATGAGCGGAAAACTCCCGCTTGCATGTGGATATATACAGCGATATTTTAAAGCGGTGCGAGTTCCAGAGCGTGTGCAGCGGGTCTGGATAAATAACATCGAGTGGAGAATCAAATGAATCAATTAATGACGATTGATGGCGTTTCCGTACGTCGTGATCTTGAAGGTCGCTATTGCCTGAATGATTTGCATCGTGCCGCAGGTGCTTTTGATAAGCATAAGCCAGCTTTCTGGCTTCGGAACGAGCAAGCAGTTCAGTTAGTGACCGAGTTGCAGATTAGCAACTCGCCTATGGAACAGCCTGTTCAGGTTATTCGTGGTGGCAATGAGCAGGGGACATATGTCTGCAAAGAACTGGTCTACGCATATGCCATGTGGATTAGCGCTTCTTTTAGTTTAAAAGTCATCCGAACTTTCGATTCCGCTGTTTCTGAACCAAATCCTGTAACAAACCTATCAGCTGATAAAATGAAAGCTGGCGTTATTTTGCTCGAGTTCATGAGAAAAGAACTCAATCTTTCAAATTCATCAGTACTTGGCGCCTGCAAAAAGCTACAGGATGCTGTTGGCCTTCCAAATTTAACCCCTCAATATGCTATTGATGCACCTGCTGGCGCGATGGATGGTTCAAGCCGTTCAACTCAGTCTCTTAGCTCTATTCTCAAAAATAATAACATCCCACTGACCGCTAACCAGGCTTACCACCAACTGGCCAAGCTGGGGATCGTCGATCAAAAAACTCGCCCAAGCCGCTCCAGTGCTACTGGTGAAAAGAAATTCTGGTCATTGACCGCCAAAGGCTGCATGTATGGCAAGAACATGACCAGCCTGGGGAATCCCCGCGAAACACAACCACATTTCTTTGAATCAAAGGCCGCCGAACTTTTGCGACTGATGGCTACGGCTCACTAAGGGGGCAGCGTGAGGGCTCTACTTAGACCGGTAATCGTTCGAGAACTCGGCATGGTGATATTAAGGCCAGGCCAGGAACTTATGTCTCTGTTTGCCGGGCGCGTTCTAATCGATTACGCACCCGAATTCATGATTGAGTGGCCTTCTGGTGCACTGCCTCCGGCCAGGCAGTCTCTTGGTGATGATCCGGTACTGGCGCCATTCTTTGCCAATGAAAAGGTGATTCAGGCTGCAGGTGGACTGAATGGGCTTGAGCACTGGCTGGTACGCAACCTTGGTTACTGCCAGTGGCCACATTCTGAATATCACCATAACGAGCTGGTAACTACGCGTTTCGCCCAGGGCTCTATCCGTCTTTGCTGGCACTGCGATAACAAACTGAACGACCATGACACCAGGCAATTATCGGACATGGTCAGAGCCAATGTTGTTGCCTGGATAATTGATACGGCCCGGAGTGGATTGGGTTTTAACGAAAGCCATGTTCTCACTCTGCCCGAACTGTGCTGGTGGGCGACGAAGATGGACATCGTTGATTCACTGCCTGAAGGCATGGCCCGGCGCGCGCTACGCATGCCACAGGTGATAATCCCTTCAGTAACCCGGGAGAGTGACATCGTTCATGATGTTCCGGCCACCAGCATTATCCAGGAGAAGGCCAAAAAGATTTTGGCGCTCAAGGTCGATCCGGAGAGTCCTGAATCTTTCATGCTTCGACCAAAGCGCCGCCGTTGGGAAAACAAAAAATATACACGCTGGGTTAAAGCCCAGAAGTGCGCATGTTGCAACAACCAGGCAGACGATCCGCATCATCTCATCGGGTACGGGCAAGGAGGAATGGCTACTAAAGCACATGATTTGTTTGTGATACCGCTGTGCAGGGCGCATCACGATGAGCTACACGAAAACGTAAAAGAATTTGAAAGAAAATACGGTACCCAGCCAGAGCTGGTATTAAAAACTTTAGATCGTTCGCTGGCTATTGGCGTGCTGGCGTGAGTGGAGAGAATAATGCGTGATATTCAGAAGGTTTTAGAGCGTTGGGGCGGCTGGGCAGCCAGTGATGGTTCGAACGTTGATTACTCTCCGATAGCTGCCGGGTTTAAGGGCTTGCTGCCGCAGGGAAGTAGTAGCCGGTTATCGTGCACCGATGATGACGGATTGGTTATTGAAGGTTGTATGGCGCGACTCAAGAAGAGAAAGCCGTATGAATACGAGCTGCTTGTTGCCCATTACATTCTCGAAATATCAAAGCGGAAAATAGCCAAGAAGCGCAAGAAGGATGAAAAGGTTATTCGGGTAGAGATTCAGATGGCCGAGGGCTTTATTGAAGGGTGCCTGGCGATGCTGGATATCAGATTAGAAATGGACCCGGAAACGGAGTATGAAAAAGTATTAGTGCGGCCCGCAAAAACTCTAGTAGTGTGATAAGGGTGGTCACAACGACACAGCACTTATAAATCAGAAACCTCGCTTCGGCGGGGTTTTGTCGTTTATGGGCCGGAAGCTCATTCGGTATGAGCGGTCCCCTCATAAGGGAAAGGTAGGCAGGTTCGAATCCTCCACGGCCCACCCATTAAATCAAGGTCGCCATAGAGCGGCCTTTCTCATATTTAGCGCCAACCATCCAGCAACCAATATCACTCATAGATAACGTGCCGTGGCATGTGCTGGCGCTTTCCCGATTACACAGACAGCACCCCTGAAATACGGAGGTGTGGAATGCATCGTATGAACGACCAACCCGGAAACATTGTCACGCAGTTCTTTGCGTGGCTGGCAACTATTGCAGCCGGTCTTGGCCTTGCTACACAGGATGTCGTCTTCATGATATTCGGCCTTATCGGGGTCGTTATCTCGCTGGCGTCATACGTAAATGGCCGGGTAGATGCCAGGCGCAAGCGCAAGGAAGATGAGAAGCGCACGAAGATGATTAGCGACTATCTCAAAGAGGTGAGTGATAAGCCTCATGCTGAGCGACCTGCTGCTGTGAGAGTGGTAACTGACGCATTGCAAAAGGCAGGTGAGTGAATGAGCGGTTACAAGGGAAGGCTGAGCGCTGCAATGTTGGCCCTTGTTCTGGCTGGCGCACCCGCATCAGTAATGATGTCTCAGTTTCAGAGTGAGAAGGAAGGAACTAGCCTGATTGCTTATCCTGACGCTGGAGGTATCTGGACTATTTGCGGTGGTGTTACTCGCGTAAATGGCAAGCCTGTAGTCAAAGGCATGAGGCTGACTCGAGAGCAATGCGACAAGATCGATAAGGTTGAACAAGGCAAAGCGCTGGCCTGGGTGGATAAAAATATTCACGTTCCACTGACCGAGCCGCAAAAAGTCGGCATCGCTTCATTTTGTCCGTGGAATATTGGTCCCGGAAAATGTTTATCCTCCACGTTCTACCGCAAACTCAACGCTGGAGATCGTCACGGTGCATGTGAAGCGATAAAAAGCTGGGTATGGGACGGTGGCAAAGACTGTCGCATTAAAGCGAATAACTGCCGCGGACAGGTAGTGCGCCGTGAACAAGAGTCAGAACTGACATGCTGGGGGCTGGATAAATGAAACCCAGTTACCAGCTTCTGATTGCATTGTTCGTTGTTAGCCTGGCTGGTGGCTTGATCTGGAGTGCTAACCACTACCACACCAAATATCAGGATGAGAAACAGCGTGCAGATAAAGCAGAGCAAAGCCTCACCCTTGCGAAGCAGACGATTAGCGATATACAGACACGCCAGCGTGATGTTGCTGCGCTTGATGCTAAATACACCCGAGAACTGGCAGATGCCAAAGCAACGATTGAACAGTTGCAGCGTGATATTGCTGCTGGCACTAAGCGGTTGCGCCTCGCCGCCACCTGCCCTGGTGTGTCCTCAACCACCAGCACCACCAGCGTGGATGATGCTACCGGCCCCCGACTTACTGACGCCGCTCAACGGGATTATTTCACCCTCAGAGAGCGAATCGAAACCAGCAGCAAGCAAATAGCAGGCATGCAGGAGTACATCAGGCAGCAATGCAGCAAACCAGTGGCCTCGCAATAGCGGGGCTTTTTTATATCTGAATTTCACCGCGCACCGCAATGCGCACAAAAACACACCGAACCAACCCTTTGAAATGAGCCTTTGAGGAAGTCAGTTTGTGCTGGCGAGCCTTCGGTGGGCTGATTTCCATTGCGGCAAAGGTTCATCTCAAAGAAAGGTAATACGTTATGACTGAAGCACTGGTATTCAATGAATTTGATTTCGCCAAGATGGTTATGGCTATTCAAGGAAAGGCGTTTACCACCAGCCAGAAGATTGCTGATTACTTTGGCAAAAGCCATAAGAACGTATTGAGAAAAATCAGGCAGACGATCAGTGAATGCCCAGATGATTTCGCCCGGCTCAATTTTGAGCCAGCTGATTTTATTGATAAAAATGGCGAGGCGCAGCCAATGTTTAAGCTAACAAAAGACGGCTATATGTTGGTCGTTATGGGCTTTACTGGCTCGGCAGCCATGTTAATCAAGGTCAGATATATCCAGGCGTTTAACTGGATGGCAGATCAACTTACTCGCTGGAGCGATATGGGCGAAGAGGCCCAGCACCGCCATTCATTGAAAGTCGCCAAGTCCGAAGTTAAAGCCCGAGTTGGCAGCAAATTGATGAATGCCAGGAAGCGAGAGAAGAAGTTGTTGGCATTGGAGTTTGAGCAAATCCTGTCGTTAACCCAGCCCAAATTGCTGTTCATAGAATAACTGTATCGCGTGAGCCACTTTAACAACTGCTCTCAATTACAAAGCTCACCTGCGGGTGGGCTTGATAACGGCAATGTTTTTTATGAGCCAAAGTTTGATCCCGAAGCAAATAGTGCTGATAATTATTTCGCTGTGAGGAGCATAGGCGAGCGCAAGCTCAACCCAATAATGGGCTGTCATAGTGTACCTCCTGAGTTTTAGAATGGAGATAGCCTCGACATGAGGATATCTATTGTAGGAGTTAATTGCCTTACGGCGCTTATCTCCCTATAAGGTGGAATACTATGTCCCGTTTGATACTGGACACCGCTCGGCTATGAGCTCTGCGACTTTCCTCCTTCTATATATACTCAGTGGTTAATCGCCAATCTTGTTCAACGTGTTGGACAAACTGAACGAGTTACAAGTAGGACATTACAGCAGGCATCCATTGTGTGTCTGTGAAAATGCTTTGTTCAGATAATTCTTAGGGGTATTCTGGAGGCTCCAATAGAAAAGGAGTTTGATTAATGTCTGATGAAATCCGCCGCTGTAAAATTGTGAGTATGTATGATCAACCAGAGGGGACTTTTATAAAGTTTGCTCCGGTTAAATTTTACGACGAAGGCAATAATCCGCATGTTGGCGAGCAAGCAATCGTAGAAATGGATAACGGCAAAGTGATCACCGTTAATCCTGGTGAAATACATTTCATCAAGTAACGAATGAAATTTATATGAAACCCACTTCGGTGGGTTTTTTTATGGTGTGCCAAGCATGCTCAGTAGCTCCGGTGGGCTTGATAATGGTTAAAATGTCTCCATGATGTATGTTCACACGTACATAAGGGAATAAAATAAATGGTTTATAGCAACGTGAAGACATTTTACATCAGTAGCAAAACTGATCCGCGGCCTATCCGTTATGATGTAATAACAATTGACAAGGACACTATCCAAGTAAAAGTTATTGATGATCAACAGCATGGGATTTCACACCCAAGTTCGTTGGTACAATTAGATGACTTCCTGATAACCCGCGAACAATACAACCAGAAATACCCTTCAGGCTTCCAGCAGACGATAAGTGCGAATATGGCACCTGGTTTCGAAAACACCATATCCGATACCCTTCAAAGCCATCGCAATTCAATTTCATAATTAGCGGCCTTCGAACGATATTGTTGCAACAACCTTAGCCACTGGCATTTGCTGGTGGCTTTTTTATTGGAGCTTATATGCAGGTCACTATCGACGGTGTCCCGTATGCGCCTGTCTGCAATACAGTGGCCCGTATTGGTATTGCCATTACCACACACAATCGTGCTGATGTTCTTAGCCGCTCCATTGCTCAGCATAAGCAATTTTTACCACCCAGTGCGCTGGTGGTCGTCATTGATGACGGTTCAATGCCTTCAGCTTTAGTCCCTGATGGTGTTCAGCTCATTCGGCACGATAAATCACTGGGCATCGTGGCATCTAAAAACAGAAGCCTTGAAGCGCTGGTTGATGCCGGGTGTGAACATCTTTTTCTTTGGGATGACGATGCCTGGCCTACGGCTACTGACTGGCATTTGCCTTACGTTGAATCGCCAGAGCCTCACTTGGCTTATCAGTTTCTCGACCTGGCTGGGCCAAAGAAGTTAAAAGATATGGCGGTGCTGTACCGGGATGATAAGCACATTGCTTACACCGGGCAGCGCGGCGTTATGCTGTATTTCCATCGCAGCGCTATCGAAAAAGTTGGTGGTTTCGACCCGGTCTACGGTCGTGGGATGTACGAGCATCCTGATCTGGCGCTTCGCATTCACAACGCCGGCTTAACGACTTGGGCGTTTGCTGATGTTATCGGGTCGGAAAAACTCATTTACTCACTTGATGAGCATGAGGCTGTAGAACGTTCTGTTCCTCGCTCTGATCGTGAAGCACTTGTTCGGAGTAATGCCAAGATTTTTAGTGACCGAAGGGATGCTGGTTATACCGGGTATGTGGAGTACCGACGGCAGCGTGATGTGGTAATAACCTCATTACTGACTAGTCAACCTGACCCGCAGCGCGGCGTTCGAATGAGTGTAGAACCAGCAGTATTATTCGCATGGTCCTCTTCTATTAGTGGTGCTGATGCGGTTGTGCTGGCTGATGAGCTAACCAATCCACCAGCATGTGCAACGCTTGTTACTGTTCCCGCGGTAGAGATGAGCGTTTACTTTGCCCGATGGCTGCATATTTACCAGTACCTGCGCGCCCACCAGGAGATCCGTTTTGTCTGGTGTACCGATGGCACTGATGTTGAGATGCTGCGAGAGCCATGGCATGAAATGCAGCCAGGAGTTATCTACGTTGGTTCTGAGCCAAAGACTTACGATGATGTCTGGATGCAGCAGAGCCATCACGGTTCGCTTTATTCCACCTTCCTGAATGAACACCGCAACAGCACGCTGCTTAACGCCGGTCTGGTCGGCGGTTCACGCGAGGACGTGATGGAGTTTGCCCACCGCATTATTCGTCTGCATTACCGTATCGAAAGCCACCGCTTCTGGGGCACTGATAAAGCACCTCAGACAAAGGTAGATATGGCAGCGTTCGGCATTGTGGCTAAATCATTTGGCGACCGAATAGTTACCGGTCCGAAAATCCATACAGTCTTCAAGACTGAGGGGATCGGCAAGGAGTACGCCTGGTGGAAACACAAATAAAGTTTGTTGTGGTCGGCCATCACTCACGTCGTGAAATGGCTACCACCCTTGCAGCTTCGCTTAATGCTCACCTTCTTATTGATGAGGCAGATCACGGCGCGAACTGGAATCATCGTCGCGCTTTAGTCTGGGCAGAAGAACAGGATGGTCAAGTTGTAGTGCTGGAAGATGATGCGATCCCCGTCAGTGGCTTTGCTGAGTTGGCTAACGAATGGCTATCAAGATTCCCCGATACCCTTATCAGTTTTTATCTGGGAACTGGTCGCCCACCGCAGTATCAGCTGGAGATAGCCACCAAGTTGGTGCTGTCCGACAAGAACCGAACGGACTACATCACGATCCCTCGACTGATACATGGCGTCTGCTACAGCGTGCCGCCACAGCATCTCGCCAAAGTACTAACCCGATGGAGCCATAGCAAAGCGGCTGACTATGCAGTCGGCGATGCTTACGGTGGCCCGGTTCTGTACCCGTGCTACTCCCTTGTTGATCATGCTGATGGCATGCTGGCGGAGAAGCCTAAAGACAACATGCCACGCCTCGAAAGACGCAAGGCCTGGAGGTTAAATGGCAAAGCTAACAACGCTACAACCCAGACTTAAAGTGATAGAAACCCGGCGCATTAAGCCAGCATTAAGCGAGCATCGCCGTATTAGTGGTAGTGCAAGGGTTGGTATGAAGCGCAGGATCTATAAGCGAGATGGTGGTCATTGCTGCATGTGCAAGCGTGTTGTTGACCTGTATGACAGCCAGCTTGACCACCGTGAGGCGCTACAGTTCGGCGGCACCAATGACGAAACCAACCTATGGACGCTGTGTACCGAGTGCCATGATGGTAAGTCAGCCAGGGAGGCTGCAACCGGCCAGCCTGACGAGGTGGCGCTACGATGCAAGGCACCTGAACCCATCGGATGTCATGGAGTCATCGCGATCTAATTCAAATGAGAATCAATATCAAATTCACATCGATTATAGTTGCATTTGAAATCATTTTATCGCGAATGATAACAATTCTCACCAAGCCCGGGGGGGGTATCAACAAAAGTAAACCCCGATCGGGCTGGACACCGCGCCCCCTCTCACGCACAGAAAAAATCCCCTTTTGGAGGGTGTAAACATGTTAACAGGGCAGAAGCGCAAGTTTGCAATCGCGCTGATGTCCGGCTCAACTCAGGCCGCCGCCGCTGTAAAGGCTGGGTATTCTGAGAAATCCGCGCGTTCCAAGGGTTCGCAGCTGGCAAAAGACCCGGATGTCATCGCGTTTATGAACAAAAAGCGTGATTTGGAATCCGCTGTTGAAGTGCCAGTGGATGAGCCAAAAACACCACCTCCGGTTGTTAACAATCTGAGTGGAAAGTTCGAAGATCCCCTCGAGTTTTTAAAGTCGGTGATGAACGATATCACCGAAGAAACTGATGTCAGAAAAGACGCTGCCAAAGCCATGCTGCCTTACATCCATCCTAAGAAAGGCGAGGGTGGTAAAAAAGAGGCGCGAAATGCCGCTGCAAAAGTAGCAGCTGGCGCCAGCAAATTTGGAGCGATGGCACCGCCGAAGCTTGTCGTAAACAACAAGGGGTAATCCATGGCTGAATGGACCACGGCCTGCCTCGACTGGGAGAAGCGCCTGGTCGAAAGGGCTTCGATTATCCCAGCTCCGATATTTGCCGATCAGGCTGAATATGCTCTGGGCATATTTAAAGAGCTTCGTGTTTCAGATTTGCCAGGCAAGCCGACTTTTGGCGAGTGCTCTGAACAATGGGTGTTCGATTTTGTGAAAGCCATATTTGGCGGTTACGATTCCGAAACCGGGAAGCAGCTTATTCGTGAATATGGCCTGCTGATCAGTAAGAAGAACACTAAATCGACTATCGCAGCCGGAATCATGCTCACGGCGGTAATCTTGTGTTGGCGTGAAGACGAAGAGCATCTCATCCTCGCACCCACAAAAGAGGTTGCGGATAACAGCTTCAAACCGGCAGCAGGGATGATACGCGCCGACGAAGAATTATCGGATATGTTCCAGATTCAGGACCATATCAGGACGATCACCCATCGAGTCACCAGAAATACCTTGAAGGTTGTGGCCGCTGATACGGATACAGTTTCCGGTAAGAAGGCCGGACGCATTCTTGTTGACGAACTCTGGCTCTTCGGCAAGCGGCAAAATGCTGAGGCCATGTTCATGGAGGCTCTTGGTGGGCAGGTATCCCGTGAAGAAGGCTGGGTTATCTTCTTGACGACCCAAAGCGACGAACCGCCAGCCGGGGTATTCAAAGAGAAACTTCAGTACTGGCGAGACGTCAGGGACGGAAAAATACCTGACAGAAAAACCCTGGGTATTCTTTACGAATTCCCGGAATCGATGGTCGAAAATAAAAAATATCTTCTTCCTGAAAACTTCTATATCACAAACCCAAATATGGGCCGTTCTGTCAGCGCGGAATGGCTTGAAGACCAGCTGCGTAAGAACCAGTCAAAAACAGATGGCACGCTGCAACAGTTCCTGGCTAAACACCTGAATATTGAGATCGGGCTTAACTTGCGGAGTGACCGCTGGGCCGGTGTTGATTTCTGGGAGCAACAGGCCCAGTCGGTAACATTTGAAGATTTACTCAACCGCGCTGAAGTCATCACTGTTGGTATAGACGGCGGTGGCCTGGACGACTTACTTGGGTTTTCTGCCATTGGTCGGGACAAAAACACCCGTGAATGGTTGTGCTGGTGCCATGCCTGGGCCCATAAAATTGTATTGGAACGACGAAAAAGTGAAGCATCCCGCCTTCTTGGTTTCCAGAAAGAAGGTGATCTCACTATCGTTGAATTTGTCGGCGAAGATACTGACCAACTGGCTGAGCTGGTGGGCCGCATCCACGAAGCCGAATTGCTCGACAAGATTGGCATTGACCCCTCTGGGGTTGGTTCGATTCTGGATGCGCTGACCGAGGTAGAGATACCGGCTGAAAGCGTGGTCGGTATCAGCCAGGGCTGGCGCCTCGGTGGTTCTATCAAAACGACCGAGCGGAAACTGGCCGAGGGTGTGCTAATTCACGCCGGTCAGCCAATGATGGCCTGGTGCGTTGGGAATGCTCGCGTTGAACCAAAAGGCAACGCCATCCTGATAACCAAACAGGCCAGCGGGAAGGGAAAAATTGACCCCCTAATGGCCTTGTTTAACGCCGTATCGCTGATGGCGCTTAACCCGGAAGCGAAGAAACAAGATTACCAGGTATTTTTCATATGACATACACGTCAGTTAATGACCCGCTTCGGCGGGTTTTTTCGTTTCTGGAGGCCAGTAAATGACGCTTAATCGCGCATGTACTCTCATGACCGTGAAGTCGGTTGATGAAGATAAACGGATTATTACCGGTATTGCTTCGACACCTTCTCCGGATCGTGATGGGGACATCATGGAGCCAGATGGGGCGAAGTTTGGTAGTGAAAACCCTTTCCTCTGGCAACACGACCGGCAGCAGCCTATTGGCAATTGTTCGGCAAAAAAAATAAAGGATGGGCTGCAGATTACCGCGCAGCTGGTTAAGCCCACCCCGGATATGCCATCACAGTTGGCGGCACGGCTTGATGAAGCCTGGGCTTCCATAAAGTCAGGGTTGGTGAAAGGCCTTTCAATCGGCTTTAAACCTATTAAGTACGCATTCCTTGATTCCGGCGGCATTCAGTTCCTCGAGTGGGAACTTCTGGAAGTATCTGCGGTGACCATTCCGGCAAATGCCGAGTGTTCCATCCAGACCGTTAAATCTTTTGACCGCCAGTTACTCGCCGCATCAGGCAATGAGAAACCGGTAGTTATAGCAACTCCATCTGCTGGCGCTACAGCAAAAAAATCTACCGAAAATAAAGGAAAAAATATGAATATCGCAGAGCAGATTAAAAGCTTTGAAGCTAAGCGTGCGGCGCTGGCAGCATCCCTGAACGATGTCATGAGTAAGGCAGCAGACGAAGGCCGTACCCTCGATGTCGAAGAAACTGAGCAATATGACAACGTATCTTCTGAAGTTAAATCCGTAGACGAGCACTTAAGACGTCTGCGCGACATGGAAAACAATATGGCATCTACGGCCAAACCTGTTACTAAAACAGCGGGCGGTGAAGTGACCATTGTTGATAATCGAGCTCCAAATATCATCCGTGTAGAACCAAAGCTGGAAAAAGGTATTGCCTTTGCCCGTTTCACGAAGGCCCTGGCTGCCGCACGCGGCAATCGCTCAGAAGCCCTGGAAATTGCAAAGCATCAATATCCCGACGATTCAAAATTGCTGCATGTCCTTAAAGCTGCAGTAACCGCTGGCACTACAACCGACCCTAAATGGGCTGGGGCGTTGGTTGAATATCAAGATTTTGCAAATGATTTTGTTGATTACTTGCGACCGCAGACAATTATCGGCCGCTTCGGTCAGGCTGGTGTTCCTGCTCTTCGCCAAGTTCCTTTTAATGTGCGCATTCCAGCGCAAACATCCGGCGGCTCAGCTGGCTGGGTTGGCGAAGGTAAAGCAAAACCGCTCACTGCATTTGATTTTGAAACAATCGAATTTTCGTGGGCAAAAATTGCAGCTATCGCAGTTTTAACTGACGAACTGGTGCGATTCTCTAATCCTTCAGCTGACATTTTGGTGCGTAATGCCTTGGCGGAAAGCGTGATTGCGCGGATGGACACGGACTTTGTTGATCCGGCTAAAGCAGCTGTTGCTGGGGTTTCTCCGGCATCAATCACTAACGGCATCACTGGTATTCCATCCTCTGGAAATCCGGAAGTTGATATCGAAGCCGCATTCGGCCAGTTCATCACTGCAAACCTGTCACCGGCCAACGGTGTATGGCTGATGTCAAGTACCACTGCGTTGGCGTTGTCTATGCTCCGCAACCCGCTTGGCCAAAAGCAATATCCAGATATTACTTTACTGGGTGGAGCATTCGCTGGGCTGCCAGTAATCGTCTCCCAGTATGTGGGCAACCAAATTATTCTGGTTAATGCTTCAGATATTTATCTGGCAGATGATGGCCAGGTGGCAATCGACGCAAGCCGGGAAGCATCACTCGAAATGGCAACGAATCCTACGCAGGATTCAACAACCGGAGCTGGCGCTCAAATGGTTTCCATGTTCCAGACAAACAGTGTTGCGATTCGCGCTGAGCGCTGGGTTAACTGGAAGCGCCGTCGTGATGCAGCCGTTGCAGTTGTTACCGGCGTGAACTACAGCAACCAGACCAGCTAAAAACTACCAGGAGGGCGGGGGTAGCCCCGCCAATTTGCATGGCAAAAATCAGATATGTCCAGCGCACTCATGATTCAAAAACTGGTGAAGAAAAAACGGTTGATGATCCTTGTGCCAGGGTGCTGGTCTTGCTTGGCAAAGCAGAATACATCGGTGCAAAACGGGCTGGTGGTCGTGGTTATAAGAAAAGCAGCGCGGGGAATGGCTGATGTGGAATCCTTTCCGAAAAAAAGAAAAGTCTCTTCAACAGCCAACAACTGGGCGTGGTTGGTTTAATGTAGTTCGCGAGCCTTTTACTGGCGCCTGGCAAAGAAATATTGAGATAAATCAAACCACCGTCTTATCTTATTATGCTGTTTTTTCGTGCATTACATTAATTGCCAGCGATATATCGAAAATGCCTTCACGACTATTACGGCGTGATTCTCAAGGGGTTTGGCAAGAGCAGGAAAGTGGATCGGTTGCAAAACTACTTAAAAAGCCGAACGCCTTCCAAAATAGAATTCAGTTCTATGAAAACTGGTTAAATTCAAAGCTTTGTTACGGAAATACCTACGTTATTAAAATCCGTGATAATGCCGGTGAAATTATTGAACTACGAATTCTTGACCCTAATAAAGTAGTTCCATTAGTTGCAGACGATGGGTCTGTTTTTTATCAAATTAGCCCAGAGAATATTTCAGGGTTAGAAGCTCAAGTCACCGTTCCGTCGCGTGAGATAATTCACGATCGCTTCAACTGTTTCTTTCACCCATTAGTCGGATTATCACCCATTTACGCATGTGGGCTTGCTGCTATGCAGGGTCATCATATTCAGGAAGGATCAGCATTCTTCTTCAAAAACGGCGGGAAACCGAGTGGCGTTATTGAGGTGCCTGGTTCGCTCACAGCAGAGAACGCCGCAACTATAAAGAGTAGCTGGGATACGGGTTATACCGGAGAAAATGCCGGTAAAACAGGGATACTGAGTAACGGCGCAAAATACAACCCAGTCTCCATGTCAGCTGTAGATGCCCAACTTGTGGAGCAGCAGAAAATGTCGGCGGCTGTAGTGTGTTCAGCGTTTCACATACCGGCCTATAAGGTTGGTGTTGGTGATCCTCCTTCATCGGATAACATCGAGGCTCTGGAGCAGCAGTATTATTCCCAGTGCCTACAGGTACTGATTGAATCCATTGAATTACTGCTAGATGAAACCTTCGATCTAAATGGCAATACGGGTACAGAGTTCGACGTTGGTGCGCTACTTCGGATGGACACTGAGCGCCGCATCAAAACCCTTGGTGAAGCGGTTAAAAATACCATCATGTCGCCAAATGAGGCCCGGAAAAAAGAGAATCTTCCACCGGTACCAGGTGGCAACTCACTTTATCTTCAGCAGCAGAACTTTAGCCTCGAGGCTTTGTCACGGCGTGATGCATCGGAGAACCCATTTAGTACATCGTCAGCTCAGCCCCCTGTGCAACCAGACAAAACGGCCTCAAAAGGGTTTTCTGAATCTGAAATGATTGCAATGAAGGCCATGATCAGAGGGATGATTGCCAAATGAATGAACGCGAACTTTCCATAGTAAAAACAATCACTGAAGAGTTCAGCACCGTGCTTGCAGGGCTTAAAAATGATTTTGCAAAGCAGCTAGAAGATCAGCTGAAAGCTTTTGAGGAAAGGTTTTCTTCGTTGAGCAAGTCTGTTGATGAGTTGAAAGAAGCTTCAGAACCTGACGTTTCAGCGCTGGCGCGTGAGGCCGCTGCCCTTGTGCAGGTTCCTGAGCTTCCAGCCATGCCAGATATACCTACGATGGTAAGTGACGCTGTTGCAGCGCTGCCAGCACCTGAGCCAGCAAAAAGCATCACGCCTGAAGACGTTAGGCCAATGCTTGAGAAACTGGTGAAAGAGGCTGTTGCAGATATTCCAGCACCTTCTGCACCGGAACTCCCAAATATTGCTGTGATGGTGAGTGACGCTATTGCAGCGCTGCCAGCACCTGAGCCCGCGATTGATGGCGAACATGGCCGCGACGCTCTTCAACTCGAAGTTTCCCCCTTCATTGACGAAGAGAAAAGCTACCCGCGAGGCAGCTATGCAACCCATTCAGGCGGCCTGTGGCGCGCTTACGAAAAAACCCACGGCATGCGTGGCTGGGAATGTCTGGTCGATGGCGTTGCGGGTATTGATATCGTCAACACCGACGAGCGGAACTTCACCGTTACCGTTACGCGCGCCAGCGGTGCAACAGAGAGTAAATCTTTCTCCATGCCAACGTTGATTTATCGTGGTGTATTCAAATCTGGTGAGGGTTACAAACCAGGCGATACGGTTACCTGGGGCGGCTCAATGTGGCACTGCGATGAAGAGTCCGGTGATAAGCCAGGTGAAAATGGTTCAAAAGGCTGGACGTTGGCGACCAAGCGCGGCCGGGACGGGAGAGATAAAACGTGATTGAACTCGTAACGCTTGATGAAGCGAAGATGCATTTACGCATTGATGAGGATTACGGCGATTCCGATCTGAAGTTAAAAATTCAAGGCGGCAGCGCTGCACTGTTGGCATACATCCAGGGTAGCCGCGATAAGGTTGTCGACGAAAATGGTGACCTTATCGATGGTGAACAGCTAACCAGGATGCAAACAGCTTTGCTCGTTCTTCTTGGTTATATGGACAGGAACCGCGGTGGAGAGGAAGAGGAAAAGTTGAAGCAGGGAGAATTGCCCTACTCAGTAACGATGCTTATCTACGACCTGCGACGGCCAACAATTATTTAGGAGTGCTTATGGCATGCTCAGGTTGTGAACGCCGAAAGGCATGGCTTAAAAAAATGATGCGGATTGCATATGAACGAGCAACAGGAAAACCAACTAATCGAAGCGCTGAGCAAACAGACCGCAGCGCTTCAGGAACAGACCGCCGCAATCACCCACCTGGCTAATTCCAATATGGCGCTGTGTGAACTGATTCTTCAGGCATTGAATGAAAGCGCTGATGATGAAGGCTTAAACCAAAACCAGCAGCTCTATCTGAACAATAAGCCTGTCAGGGGGTAACAATGAAAGCTGGCCCACTCCGTCATCGTGTGATGTTACAGGAGCCCGGAAAAACACAGGACCCAGTCACTGGTGCAATACTTGATACCTGGGTTGATGTAAAACCCATATGGGCAGAGGTTACCGCAGTTTCAGCTCGTGACTTCGTTGCTGCCCAGGCTTATCAGAACCAAATCACATCACGTATAAAAATTCGCTTCCGAACAGGCATCAGCGATAAGCATCGAATCCTCTTCCGAGGGGGAGTTTACAATATTGAGGGCGTGCTCCCTGATCCTGATAGCGGGCTCGAGTATCTGACACTTCCCTGCTCAAGTGGAGTTAATGATGGCTGATGGCATTGAATATAAGCTAACTGGACTTGATTCTCTTCTGGGAAAGCTTGAAGGCATCGGTGATGACCTCAAACGCAAGAGCGGTCGCGCGGCTTTACGTAAAGCCGGAAATGTCATTGTCACCCAGATAAAGAACAACGCCATGCGGCTTGATGACCAAAGCACAGCCCGAAGCATTGCAGATAACGCTGCACAGCGGTGGAATGGAAAGGTATTCAAGCAAACTGGAGATCTCGCATTTCGTATCGGCATACTCCAGGGCGCAGTTCTGAAGAAGAACCCTGGCTTGGGCAAAGACGCCCCGACCCCTCACTGGCGTTTGCTTGAATTTGGCACCGAGAATATGGCGGCAAAACCGCTTGTTCGCGCAGCGGCCACATCCAGGATGAACGAAACATTCAACACCTTCGCCAGTGAATATGAACTCGGTATCGACCGGGCAATTAAGCGCGCTCAGAAAAAAGGAGTGAAACCGTGATTCCCCCGATATTCGCCGTTTGCTCAGCGGATGCAGCGGTTAAAAATTTGCTTGGCGATTCACCAGTTCGCCTGTACCCGTTTGGCTTGCAGGATGACGCCAAAGTTTATCCCTACGCCGTCTGGCAGAACATTCCCGGTGGTGGGCCTGAAAACTACCTTAACCAGCGGCCTGATGCGGATAAGTACTCCCTGCAAGTTGATATTTACGGCGACACACCCATTCAATCAATGACTGTGGCGCGAGCGTTGCGAGATGCGATTGAAGGTAAGGCTTATATCACCCGATGGGGAGGCCAGACGCGCGATCCTGAAACGAAGCGATACCGATATTCCTTCGATGTTGACTGGATAGTCAACAGATAACGAAACCTTCCATAACCGGCCTTGAGCCGGTTTTTTTATACCCGGAGATAATTATGTCAGTAGTGACTCAAGGCACTCAAATGTTCGTCCTGCTTAACGGCGTGGTTAGCGAAGTTGAATGCATTACTTCCTTTTCCCCCGGCAGCAGCCCTGCAGATCAAATTGAAGACACCTGTCTGAGTGAAACCAACACCCGCACCTATAAAAAAGGGTTGCGAACTCCCGGCCAGGCCACGGTTGCGCTAAATGCTGATCCTGGCAATGCCAGTCACGTGATGTTGAGTAACCTCGCCGAATCAAGTGACCAGGCAGACCTTACCTTCGCCATTGGATGGGCTGATGGAACGGACGAGCCAACCGCAGCGCCATCAGGTGACCCGGATGCAGTTGACGGACTCACTCTACCTGATACACGAACCTGGTATGTATTCCAGGGCTATGTCTCTGACTTCCCGTTTGACTTCCAGGCAAACACCGTCGTGCAGACCTCTGCAACTATCCAGCGCTCAGGCCAGGGTGTTTGGGTTCCTAAAGCACAGCCAACCAGCTAAACAACCGCGGGGGAAACCCCGCCAACTGAGACTTCGCAATGAAACTAACGTTAAACACACTTAAAACGGCAGGTGCATTTACGGGCCGCCCGGTTGAGAAGGAAATTACCTGGAAAGCCCTGGACGGCATAGAGCACAAGGCAACTACGTACGTTCGTCCAATGGGATATCACACCGCGACTAGTGAAGTGTTGGCGATCACAGGAAAAGTTGATGGTGTGGCCGGTCGCATCGCAGCTTCCATTTGTGATGAAGATGGCCAACAGGTATTCACGATTGCCGATATTACTGGTGAAGCGGATCCGGAGCGCGGCGCTCTCGACGGTAGCCTGACAGTAGCTCTCCTGGTGGCCATTCAGGAAGTTAACAATATGGGAAAGGCGAGCTCAGCGCAGACGACGAGTTCTGGTGCGAATTAGTACTTAACGGGATAGGCGGGCGAACAGTAGCCGAAGCAAAAGAGCGCATCAGCGTAACCGAGTACCGGGATTGGGTGTTATACCGAAAGAAGTATGGAAGCCTTAATCCAATGATGCGTACTGAGTGGGCCGCTGGCCTCGTTTCATCTGTGCTGGCAAACGGAAATCGTAAGAAAGATTCCCCTCCCTTCAAAATTACTGACTTTACCCCCCATATTAATGAGCCTGCCATTTCCCTGGATCAGGCAATGCAGGAGTGGACATAAGCATGGCTGGTAAATCACTCGGCACGCTGACGATTGACCTGATCGCTAAAACTGGCGGCTTCATATCAGGAATGAACCAGGCGGAAAGGGCCTCGGAAAAATGGGGTAAGCAGGTACAGAAGGATGCTGAAACCACCAGTACGGCAATAGCCGGAACAGCTGCCGCCGCTATTGCCGCTGGTGCTGCAATAGGTGCTGCTGGTTTTCAGTTGCTTAAATCGACTTCGAAGCAAATTGCTGAAACCGATCGCTGGGCAAAATCTTTAAATATTGCCACTCAGGATTTACTGGCCTGGCAGTTTGCAGCTGAAAAAGCCGGGGTAACTGGTGATCAGATGGCTGATATCTTCAAAGATATCGGCGATAAAATTGGTGATGCGGTACTCAATAAGTCGGGCGAAGCGGTCGATGCTTTAAATGCCCTTGGCCTGTCGGCTGAGAAATTATCCAAAGTACCGGTCGATAAACAACTGTTGGCTATCAGTGAAGCTTTGGGGAAAATTGGAACCCACGCCGAGAAAACCACAATTCTCGAAAGCCTTGGTAATGACCTGTCCAAACTGTTGCCGCTATTTGACAACAATAATAAAAAATTAGAACAGTTCATCAGCCTGGCGAAAGATTACGGAATCGCACCCGATCCGCAATCAATTGACGACCTGGTAAAGGTTAATGCCCTGTTTGAAGACATGGAAGCCCAGGTTCAAGGGCTAAAAATGGAGATTGCGGCGGGCCTGGCTAAGGTTGACCTTTCCCCACTCCAGTCATCACTTGGGCAGTTGCGCGATGTATTAACTGACCCTCAAATACTACAGGGGATCACAAATCTTGTTTCTGAGGTTGCACAGTTAGCCGGCTGGCTGGTTAAGGCTGCGGCGTCAGCAGGAGAACTGGCTGCTAACACTGGCAACCGTATGGCTGCACTTGGTGGGAACGTTGATCTCACCAATATTGACCAGATCAGCGAGAGAATTGATTATCTCAAAAATAACCTTGATGGACGGGATGGTTTCTACGATAAGGAAAAATCATTTTTTGGATGGATATCGGGTGGCGACGATAGCGTTAAAACGTTAAGTGAAGAGCTCAATACGCTCATTGCGACGCGAGATAAACTCAGTAAGCAGAAGCAACCTGTGTTGCCGTTGGCGCCGGCGACGACAGGAACATCAAGTGCATTTGCTTTACCTCCAGGCGGGACAAACGGAAAAGTCACTCCTGATGCCAATATCAAAAAACTCGAAAGTGCATTCAAGTCGACCGAGCAAAGCTATCTTCGTCAAATAGCTCTCATTGATACCACAGGTAAAAAAACGGCAGATGTTACGGAACTGGCGAAACTTAACTTTGACCTTACTACCGGTAAATTAAATGGCCTGAATGCCGCTGAACAGGAAAGGTTAAAGCAGCTTGCTACAGAGCTAGATACTCTTACCAGCATAAAAAAAACTAATGAGGATAACCTAAAATTAGCTGAGTTTATTGCCAACCTTCGCAAGCAGAATCAGAACTCAAAAGCCTCAAACGATGCTGAGTTTGTCGGCGCTGGCATGGGTGATAAAGCTCGCCAGCGGATGAAGGAAGAGCTGGATATTCAGCGGGAATTCCTGGACAAGCAGGCTGATCTTCAGAAGCAATATCAAAGTGGTGACATCAGTAAATCCCTTTACGATCAGGAAACGGATGCTCTGCAGCAGGCTTTAGATGAGCGGCTGGAGATTCAGAGGGATTACTACAAAAAGTCAGACGCTCAGATGGGGGACTGGCAAGACGGCATCATGGATGCGCTCAATGACTATGCTGACAACGCGAGTGATTATTATCAGATCGCCGCTGACAGCATGACCTCAATAATCGGCGGCGCCACATCTTCGATATCAGAAAACATCCAGGCATTAATTCATGACACTGAAGGCCTGGGTGATTTCTTCAGTAATATCTTTTCCGACCTCGGAGAAACCATCATCAAGACGCTTTCTGATATGGCCGCTCAATGGCTGGTTTATCAGGCAGTGCAATTGCTGGTGGGTAAAACCACTCAGGCTTCTGCGGCAGGAACATTGATTGCTAATGCTCAGGCCACCTCATTACAGGCTCAATTAGCTGCGTTCGCTTCCACAGCTGCAATCCCCATTGTTGGCCCTGCATTAGCACCGGGCGCAATGGCGGCCGCCGCCGCTGTAACCATGCCATTAGTTGCCGGCGTCGGAGCTTCAGCACTGGCAGGTATGGCCCATGATGGTATCGATAGTGTGCCAGAAACGGGGACATGGTTACTTCAAAAGGGTGAGCGTGTTGTTACTTCTCAGACCTCGGCAAAGCTTGATGAAACGCTTAATCGAGTAAATCAGCAAACCACGGGCGGCAAGGAATATGCGCCAACGTTCCAGTTCAACGTAAACGGTGACCCTTCTGATACTCAGATTGCCATGATGAAGAAAGCAGCGGCAGATGGGGCAAAGATGGGGTACCGGCAGGCATCGAGTGATCTGGCGACTGGCAAAGGCGATATTTCAAAAGCAATGCAACGGTGGAACACCGGCAGGAGAACGGGTTAATGGGCAAGACAACCAGCATAAACTACCCAGCCGATTATTTGCCTATTCCATTACAGGATGGCTATGGGCTAAAGCCGGTAAGTCCACTACTCAGGACTGATCTGGTATCGGGAAGGGCCAGGCAGCGACGTTTGTATACGTCTACGCCAACTCAGGCGGCTGTCTCCTGGTCGTTCAGTGATCCAGAGGGGCAGCTTTTCGAAGCATGGTACCGGGATACAATTCACGATGGAGCAGATTGGTTCAACATGCCACTGCGTTCCCCGCTGGGAACTACTGATTTATATGTCTGTCGTTTTGTTGATATCTACGAAGGACCGACAATTGAAGGTGGCAATTATTGGCGATTCACCGCAGTTCTTGAGTTATGGGAACGGCCAGTACTTGCACCAGGTTGGGCAGAATTCCCGGATTACATTATCAATAGCAGCATTATAGATGTTGCTCTGAACAGGGAGTGGCCCGGGGCATGACTATCCTGAATAGGCTTTATGCTTCCTCTGGTGAAGAGGTGATAATTGAAACGCTACAAATAAATATAGGTCCTGAAATTCATTATCTGTGCAAAGGGTATGAGGATATAACTGCCACTACCGAAAATGGTGATGTTGTTACGTTCAAGGCCGCCGCAATAGATATTGCTCTTCCGGCCAGGAACAGTGACGGAACACAAGACCTTCAATTTGCGATCGACAATATTGACGGGGTGGTTTCTACGGCCATTCGCAATGCTCTGGGTAATCTTACCGGCGCTACGCTGACATACCGTAATTACGTATCTACTGACCTCGCTGCTCCAGCCGCTGTCCCATACACCTTAGCGGTTAAAAATGGCTACTGGACTGCAACTCAGGCACAAATAACCGCTGGCTATATGAATGTTCTGGACACAGCGTGGCCCAGGTATCGCTACACACTGCCATATTACCCAGGGCTTCGTTATATGAGTTAAGGACCCACCACTATGTTTAATCCAGATAAATACCTTTCAGTCACCTGGCTGAAGGGCGGACGCGCTTATCCCAAACTTGACTGTTTTGGCATTGTTAATGAAATCAGGCGTGATCTCGGTTTACCGGAGTGGCCTGACTTTGCCGGTATTACCAAAGACGATGGAGGACTAAACAGAGAAGCGCGCCAGTTAATGTTGTCTTTGCAAAAATGTGCCCCCTGCGCCGGTGCAGGAGTGGCGTGTTATTCCGGTTCAACAGTGACGCATGTCGGTGTTGTTGTGGAAATAAGCGGACAGCTACATGTAGCAGAGTGCAATCCAGGGAAAAACGTTTCATTTATTCCGCTCAGTCGATTGAAGCGCCGTTTTGTTAAAGTGGAGTTCTGGAAGTGACGATAAAAATTTATCCCTCCCGCTTACCTGGCGAACCTCTGGAAACGCATCAGCATGGTGCTATCACCATCCATCAATGGCTGAAGCGGAATGTAGAAAATTATCGTGCTGATATGAAACACCCTATCGTCATTGAAGTCGATGGCGTGAATATACCTGCTACCGCCTGGTTCGATTATGCAATCAAGCCGGAAAGCGACATAAAAATATACCCAATCCCTTATGGTCTTTCTGTCGTAGCAATTGCATGGATTGCGGCGGCGGTGGCCGTTGCGTCTGTAGCGTACGCATTATTTTTTGCACCCGGCGTTGGTGATGTCGGTGGTTATTCATCAGGAACTGGAAACCGACTTGATATAAATCCGGCAAAAGCGAACCAGGCAAAGTTAGGTGATCCAATTCGAGAGCTTTTCGGCCGCCGGCGTATTTATCCAGATTATGTTGTTCAACCAGTGACCCGATTTGACCCTAACGACCCAACAGTCATGAGAGTTCTTATGTTTGTATCTCTTGGCGTGGGTAAATCTTCCTTCGCTGCAGGGGATATGCGTGTCGGTTCCACTCCCGTTTCATCCCTTGAAGAGGGGTTCTCATATCTCAAGTATTTGCCAGATTCAAACGTGTCAGGCGACGAACGAAGTGAGAACTGGTTTAACTCAACTGAGGTTGGAGGAACGACATCTGGATCGGGTTTAGATATGGCTCAGACAGCACCGGATACTGATGATGTTGTTGCAACATCCCTGACGGTTTCTGGCCCAACTATTACGTTTAATGGACTAAGTACAGATGATGGCGACGATGCGACAAATGACCTACCTGATTCATGGGTGGCCGGAGCGACAGTAGAAATTATCGTTCCTGATTCGTATGTTGTGACAAATGAAGGGGCATACAGCCTTATTACCAGTGATGTTCTGAGTGAAATCGCCCCATATGTTGGTATGCCTGTATCAGTCTGGTACAACAGCTCTGATTATGAACTCTTCATTGCTTCATATACCCCGCATGCAGATGCATCTGGAAGTGATGAAGAGGTCACTGCCTCAATAACTCTGGCGTATGACAGCGCCACCGGAACAGCATTCACGGGGATCCCTGAAGGATTCATTCGTCTTTCAATTTCGCACTCAGGTAGTGAATACAAAATAGTTGAAGTTGATGGTTCCTCTTCTACTCTTCAACGTCTGGTAGCTGGTGTTGTTGACCCATCATGGCCGGGCTTTAATCCACGTACCGTTCTTGATTTTACTGCCTCAGGTTTGAATGAAAATGATAACTGGATGGGGCCTTTTCTTGCCTGCCCTGAAAATGAAGTCTGCGATATGTTCGAGGTGAATTTCTTCTTCCCGAGCGGTATTTGTGGTTACAAAGACAGTGGCAGTAAAAAGAATCGCCAGGTTAAGTGGGAGATTCAGTACCGTGTTTATGGTTCGGGCTCTGGGTGGTCGAGTAAAACAGGTATCTATGATATGAAAAATATCAACGGCCTTGGTTTTACCGAACGAGTCACGCTGGGGGCGCCAGGACTTGTTGAAGTGCGAACCCGTCGCACGAACGAACAGGGCGAGGATAATTCCCGTGACAATATGTACTGGCAATCGCTTCGTGGGAGGTTGTTAGCTCGTCCATCTTCATATCCAGGTGTTACCACCATGGGTATCACAGTAGAAACTGGCGGGAAGTTGGCAGCACAGTCGGATCGGCGTGTAAATATCGTGGCCACAAGAATATATGATTCAGGCATTCAACGAACTATTTCTGCAGCGCTCTTTCATGTTGGTCATTCTATTGGCCTGAATATGGATGTAGAGGCAATTGAAGAACTGGAAGAAACATACTGGACGCCAAATAATGAGTTTTTCGATTTCGAAACAAATGACAGCACATCAACGCTGGAAATTCTGCAAACAATAACTAACGCCGGGAAAAGCTATTTTCTTCTTTCGGATGGTCTTGCTTCGGTGGCGCGTGAAGGTGTTAAGCCATGGACTGGTATCATCAGCCCGCAGGAGACGACAGAACCGCTTCAGACAGCCTTCGTTGCACCTTCTGCCGATGACTACGACGGGGTGGATGTCACCTATATCAACGGAACAACCTGGGCTGAAGAAACAGTTCAGTGTCGAACCAGTGATAATCCAACTCCAGTGAAAATTGAAGATTACACCCTGGATGGAGTTCTTGATCGGGATCGCGCCTACCAGATTGGCATGCGCCGGTTGATGAAGTATTTACAGCAGCGGCTGACCCATACCACGACAACTGAAATGGATGCCCTTTGCTATAACGTCGGTGACCGCATTGTTTTCACGGATGATATTCCTGGAAATAAAACAGTCAGCACGCTGGTGGAGGATATGGTTACCAATGGGGGAACAACAATTTTCACGGTAAGCGAACCACTTGACTGGTCTTTTTCCAATCCGCGCGCACTCATTCGTTATCAGGATGGTTCAGCGTCGGGGCTTCTTCTTGCAACCAAAGTTAGCGACTATGAATTATCTGTTCCAGAGCAGCCTGAGTTCGCCAGCATCATTATGGATGATGGTGCAATTGAACCACCACGGTTGATATTCTGTGATTCTTCCAGGGTCGGTTATAACGGTATTATTGCAGAAATAGCGCCACAATCTGATGGCACTTGCCAGGTGACTGCAAAGGAATATAAAGACAACTTCTACCAGTACGACAACGCCATATACCCCGGCAATATTTCCTGAACTGAAACCCAATTCTAATAACCCGCTTCGGCGGGTTTTTTCGTTTATGAGGCCAAGATGACGACTTATAAAACCGGCAATCCGCTGGGGTCTGCTGCTGCAAAAGATTTGTACGACAATGCCGAAAACTTTGACCACTTGTCGGTCGACATTATCAATGAAACCTGGAATGACCGTTTTGGGAAGCCTCGTCTCACATGGCATGGAATGGAGGAGCGGTACAAAACAGCTATCATAAACCTCGGCTGGAACCCTGTTGGTACGTTCCAGGGTGGGGCAACTGTAGCTAACCCTGGTGACATTCTTCAGGACACTACAGATGATACCTGGTATCGATGGGATGACCTGGCATCACTTCCAAAAACTGTGGATGCTGGATCTACACCGGGTTCAACAGGTGGTACAGGTGAGGGGAAATGGCAACCTGTGGACGTCAGCGATGTGCTGCGCAAAGATTTGGCTGCCAATGATGGTGAAAAATATGTTGGTGAATGCCCAAACATCTCCACTCTTAGGCTCATTGAGCCAACTTACGATAAGCAGCGAATAACCCTGCGTGAGCATACTGACGGAACGGGTAAGGGTGGGGGTCAGTTCCGCTCTGTGTTGGTTGGCGCGTCATACACTGACAATAACGGCACCATTATCAAGACTGCTGGCGGTGCTGCCTGGCTGCGTGTTAATGCTGACATCGTAAACCCATTGATGTTTGGCGCGATTGGTGATGGAGTCACACCTGACCATCAAGCAGTCACAAGCTCATTGCAAGCGGGTAAATACGAATGTGATGGGGTTGGTTTAAAATATGCAGTAGGCGCTACAGTGCTACAAGACCAGGCCACTCCAACCTTGTTCACTAACGCGAGCCTACAATACATTTCCGCTCTCGGAGCTGGCCCTATGATGCGCATGAAAAACGCTGGGCACACGCTTGATGGTGTTAAATTCGATGGTACTGGTGGCACAACAGGATCTGGACTTATATGGGAAGGGGCAAACACCCGCGACGGTGGACTGGTAGAGAACTGTGAATTTAAAAACATAGGCGGGGCTGGGGTTAGAATTTCCGGAGACTACACCGCTCGTATCTTTGCGCGTTACGGTGCTATTCGTAACACGAGATTTATTAAGTGTGGCAACACTGGAATTGCTAACGACAGGTGTTCTGTAATTGCAGATGGGGTTAATAATTTCACGTTTGACGGACTAATCATGACCGCATGTAACTGGGGTTTATACGTCCGCATGGATACTAGTTTGGCTGACAAGCCTCGCGCTCCTAATAATATTATCAGTAATTGTCGTATAGCTGGCAGTGGCAGACATCACGCAACATTTACCGATGCGCAGGGAATATCAGCAAACAGACAGGAATATATAAAAATAATAAACTGCGACATTAAGGATTTTGCTGATAACGCAATTGACAATGGTTCAAGCAGAGGATCCATTATTAGCAACTCAACCATGACGCAATGCAAAGATGCTATTTTTATAGGTGATATTGATTGTGAGGATTATTTAATATCTAACATTTACGCGACGGATTGCGACAGACTCCTGCGCGTTGTTATGGACGGAAACATACAATCAAATGGCACAGTTAGACGAGTTAAAGCGGTTAATTGCCACGCAAGAAACCCTATATTCCAAGGTTTTTATATAGTGAACACTGGAGCATCAACATCAGTTTCTGTTATTCAACTTGAAGGGTGCGGGGTTGACTCATCAGCATCATGGAGTGGATCGTATGATTGCGCGTACCTTATAACCGGCATTCAGCAGATGACAATGACTAACTGCTTTGCTCAGGGTAGTAGAACTTCTGCCATTAGAATCAAAGGCGCATCAGATATGGTAGCCATAAATGGCGGGCAATTCCTTGACTCTAACAAATCTTCTGGAAACGGTATTTTTGTAATTGATTGTGATACTGAGGCAAGCAGACTGGTAATAGATGGGACTATTTGTAATGGAGGTGGAGCAACAGCGGGCGCAATAAGAACGCAGGGATCTGCAAACCAAATCATAAACAACAGGGCAAGGTCACTTTCAGCAAGTCCATTTAGTTTGAGTACCGCAGGCAGCAGCTATAACAACAACAATATAGCATTCTAACTTCCCGCCCCTGGAGATATAACCAATCCAGGGGCGGAATAAATTAATTGTGGATCACGCCTTGGATGGCTGCTAAGTAAAGGAGGTGTCGCCTCCTTTATGTGTTAATACATAGCGGAAAAGTTTTAATATGTGATAGGCATTTTATTTATTACAAATACGTCCACCAAGATAGATTAGCCTACTATTTTCATTCTCGAAAATGGAGTATTGAGGCATTGAGAAAATAAGTTTCATCTCACCATTGCAAGCCATTTTCTCTAAGTCATAAGAGATTTTTCTCTCCTGGCCAGAGAACCTTATGTTCCTAATCCCATTGTTCACTAATGACTGGCTTAATGTCATGTCATAGTAGTTATTCTTTATGTGATCTAGTATTGGAAACACTCTGCTTGAAGTTTTTGATGCTTCTGAATAGTCCGTCACACCAAATATATATGTATTTTTCTCTGATTTTAAAGATGACAGCTTTTCGCTTAATGAAAATAATACATATGAATCATATCGCTGCTGATGATAAAGCGAAGACGCCGTGGCATAAATCACCGACATTGAAGAAAATATCAGTGCAATAGATAAATATGCTGCAATACGATTAAAGAAATCATTAAATATGGCTGGGATAGCAAGGATTATGAAAACTATAAACGCTATTGGAAATAAAACTCGCGTTGGATAGTACCCATTACTAAGAAGTAGGTTAACTCCGGCAGAACAAATTAATATTACAACCGGAGCGGACACCATTAGTGAAAGGCTTACAAATCTTGATCTGCCTTTCTTCGCTTTCACTACTGCAATGAGGTGTTTTGAGTATACCATGATAAAAATTAGACATGCGACTGCTATTATTATGCAAGCAATATGACCATAAGATTGCAATGCTGTTGAAATGGATGTATTAATGCCTGAATAAATGTTGCTGGCTAATTCAGTAGTTAAGTCACCCCTCTTTTCTGTGGCTTTAATGGTGTTCTTTACAACTGCGAAATAATATAAAATGCAAGATACTACGGTAAGCGCAGCAGATTTGATGATGTACTCTATGCCTTTGTCTTCATCTTTTGTAGATTGGATGAATGTTGTGATTACCAATAGCGGGAATATTGCAATGGCTGGTTGGTAAAAAGAAAGGCATGCAATAAGTGATACCAGTGCATATAGCGCCCTATCTTTATTTAGTAAATCCCACGCTACAACAGGTAATAACATGGATAATATCATTGATAATGAATCAAACCTGAACAACATGTTACCAAGAAACAGCGGATTTACTGCTACGGTTATACATATTAGAGCATTTCCGATGGTGGTTTTATGGAATATGTTTTTAAGTAAGAGCACTGTTAAATATGATAACGCAACAATACTCAATAATTGAGGCAAAGGCGTAATGTCGGCAAGGCGGTCTGAACTGGTGCTCAAGAACATAGCAAGCCATTCAGTTAGCGGTCTACCTAATTCCATCCACCCAAAGTAACCTTTAATTGATCTGGTGATATCATCAACCAGGTAGAGCCGGTCGTTGATCAGTGGGTAGTATCCAATCGCTATTATTACAAGTGAGAATAGCCACGCATTGAACAATGACAATTCTCTTTTGTGAAAACTAACCATTGATTTTTTCCTTCAAAATATAACGAGGTCTATTTTTAACCTCAATATAAATCCTGCCGATGCACTCACCAAGAACACCAACCCAAATTAACTGTACACCGCCGAGGAATAAAATGGAGACCAGTATAGAAGGATATCCTCTGACCGGATTGCCAAATGCCATCGTGTCTACAATCATTCATGCACCATAGATAAATTCCACCCCTGCCACGAATAACCCGATATACATCCACATGCGCAAAGGGAATGTCGAGAAGCTGGTTATACCTTCCGGTGCAAGATTCCATGAGTTTACCACCCAGGAGAAATCTGATCACCCGTTGATCAACCATCAATTTTGTAATACTGTATATTTATACAGTACAAATTGAGGGTATCACCATGGGCTTCCCATCTCCAGCTCTCGACTTCGAAGAGCCTCGCGTTAGTCTTGACGCTTTATGCATAACCAAACCAAGCGCTACCTATCTTGTGCGAGCAGCGGGTACCCACTGGCATGCAGGTATCATGAGCGGCGCACTGCTTGTTATCGACAGCAGCAAGACGCCATGTGATGGCTCGATAGTTGTCGGAACTGTGCATGGTGAATTCAGGGTGGTGCGGTACAAGAAGCTGCCGACACCTCACCTGGAGGAAATCGACAAGCCGGAGAATAAGTTTTCGCTGCTGGATGATTTTGAAGACGATGGGGTGTTTGGCGTGGTGACGTGGATACTCAATGACGCCAGGAACGGAGAGTTCGACGATGTGCCGGTGATGTGACAACAGGCAACAAAAAACCCGCACAAGGCGGGTTTCTGTTAGGACCGGGAGCCGCGTATCTTTTGCGTATCCTTTTTAGTCCTGCTTGTGTCTCGACAGTGTCCGGTCTGGAGCCGTAACATCATGTTTATCAAGGTGTTGTCCTTGCACTGTCCTATCCTAAGTGGTGGAGCTGGGGGGAGTTGAACCCACAGCCATTATTTGGGTGGGTAATTCGCCGGATAAGATAGAAAATCATTCCCCAAAACTATCGTAATAGTTCGCTATAACAATAAGTTAGATAAAGCCCTTTTTAGTGAAAACCTCATCGTTATTTATCTTCTTTGCATTTTATATCAATGAGTTAGTTACGAACCGCTAATCTAATGCTGCGTCATATGGAATGGTTCGAAGCGGCTGACTTAATTGTTAAAGGTATGGAAGGCGCGATTAACGCCAAAACCGTAACTTACGATTTCGAACGCCTGATGGAAGGCGCTAAACTGCTGAAATGCTCAGAGTTTGGTGATGCAATGATCGAACATATGTAA